AAACAGATAGACGAAGACGACTATCGCGAGATCGTGGCGGTGTATGACAATTTTTTCTCACAACACCCGAGGACAAAGGCACCTGGACAATAAAAGAAGCCGTGATGGCTATGTCCAGATGGACACATACATCCATAGTCTTTTACTGGGAGATGGATGATCTGGAGTTTTCGGAGTGGATAGACTCTTTTGTAAAGGCTCTGGAGAGCGAGGAAAAGGCGTGAAGCATAACATAAACGCCCCCCTTAATCGGGTAAAAGAGAAAAGCAGATAAAATACAGGCGGCACCGATGCTGGTGAAAAAGGTTTGATCTGCCGGGGTTATGTCCGGTGCGTTAAACACTACCAGCAGCGATGCTGCCATTGTAACAACAACGGAGATCGGATTAGTGGCATCAAAAATGTTATTATCGCTAGGCATAGCTGCAGCCCTCACCAGTTCGTTTAGCTCTAGTATAAATACTGCACGCTCAAAAATCAATACGTTAAAAGACCGTGTGGATGACCTGACGTCCACTCAGGCGAAGATCAAGGCTATCCCTAAGCTGAGAGACGAGATAGGTCAGACAGAGAAACAGATCGCCACTGCAAACAAGAGGGTTAGAGACCTTACTATTGCTATGTCGCAGAGTGACAAGGTCACTAAAGATCAGGTTAAATCATTTAATGCCGCTAACCGTCAGGTAGACGACCTGAACGAGAAGCTTTCCGCACAACGCAATATCCTGAAAGGAAACATAGATGACCTACAGAAAGCGGGCATCAGTGCCGACAAATACGCTGACGCAGAAAAAAGGCTGGCTGACCAGATCAGCCGCACAGAGAAGCGGATGCAGACCCATCAGAGCTATTCCAGCAATATGGACAAGATACGTGCGAAACGCGAGAAACACCAGACCAATCTGGTAGGTGCTACTGCCGCTGTGGGCACTGTGATGGGGCTGGTCTCCACCGCTAGGGGCATCCAGCAGGCACAGGGTGATATATCTACCCTTGGCGTGTCAGAGCAGGGACTGAAATCTATCACGAATGCGGCTCTTAATTTTTCAAGACAATACGCAGGGACAACAGCCCCTGATTTTATACGTGCATCATACGACATACGCTCCGGTATAGAGGCAATATCTGAGCAGGCCGTAGGCCAGTTCACAGCTATGTCTGCTATGACAGCCGCCGCAACCAAGTCTACTACTGATGTCATGACCAACCTGTTCGCTAAAGGCTACGGGATATATCGTCAGCAGTTTGATAAGGTAGGCGAGGCAGCTATAGCCGGATGGAATAAGATGTCCGCAGAGGAAAAGGATATTAAGTTCGGCGAGTATTTCAGTGCGGGGATATCCTCAGCAGTGAAACAGTTCCGGACAGATGGACAGCAGATGTCTGCTGCTATAACCAGCCTGGGAGCGTCCGCTACGTCCGCAGGCTACAGCATGCAAGATCAGCTTGCCGTTCTGGGCACACTGCAAAAGACTATGAGCGGTGCCGAAGCCGGTACGAAGTTCACCGCATTCTTAAAGAGTGCATCAAAGGCTGGCAGCGAGCTCGGACTGAGCTTTACAGATTCTAACGACCAGCTGCTCCGTGTGCCGGAGATACTAAATAAGCTTAAAGAGAAGTATGGCGACACCCTCTCCGCTGTCGAAAAGCAGGAGATAGCTAAGGCATTCGGCACTGACGAAGCTGTTAAGATGATCGACCTGTTATACGGCGACATCGACGGGCTGGACAAGGCCGCTGATGGTCTGGCAAAGAGTATGAGCCGAGGCAAAGCCGCCACAGAAGAGATGGCGAAAGCCGGACAACGTGGGAAAGAGATAGAGCTGATGCATCAGCAGATACAGGCTATGACCACAACTCTCGCCACAGGTGTGCTGCCGATTATTAACAAAGTCGCTGCCGGCATAGGCTGGATGGCGAATAAGATATCTGCACTGGCAGAGCGGTTCCCTGTGATGACAGGTGCGCTTACCTCTGTTATCGCTGTTATCTTAACCGCCGCTGCGGCTCTGACCGCTCTCGGATGGGCTGGTACTTATGTAGCCGGAGGGTATCAGACATTTATATTCCTGACGAAGCTGCTGACCGACAGGCTGACATATCAGGCCGCTGCCACTAGAGCCCTGGCTATCGCTCAGAGAGGATGGGCTCTAGTCACTAAGGCGGCTACTGCTGCACAGTGGCTCTGGAATGCGGCCTTAAGTGCGACCCCTATAGGTTTAGTGGTTAAGGCTGTTGCAGCCCTTATCCCGCTTGGGGTTGTGCTGTATAAGAAGTTCAAGCCCTTTCACGATCTCGTAGATAAAATATGGAACACATTTAAAAAGATCGGTTCATCTGTCGGTAAGTTTTTCGGCAAGTTTCTCGGAATCGGCGGAGGCAAAACAGAACTCCGCTCTGAACAGCTCACAAAACAGCAGTCTGAGAATGTTGTTAACAGTGAGAACTTAAGTCGCACCGAGAACAGGACGGAGGTGCTCCACAGAGGCCTGCAGGATAAAAAGAGCAAAATCGACGAGCTGACCGCACCGAGGATGACACCTACGGCGGCAGTTATAAAAGCACCGTCCATGGCGGTAATAAAAAAGGCAGAGAGGAAAACAGGGGGCAATGTCACAGTTCACTATTCCCCTACTATTCATATGCAGAACGGCAATGAAACCGAGGTCAGAAAAGCACTGGATGCGGACAAGCCGAATGCGGTCAAACAGATAATGGATGCTATGGCACAGGAAAGGCGGGTGGCTTATGGCAGTTAAAACCTACACAACTGTATCCGGTGATATGTGGGATATTATTGCATATAAGCTCTATGGCAGAGAGGCACTGTTTCCTGTGCTGATAGAGGCGAACCCTGTGCACACTGACACTGTTATCTTCTCCGCTGGGGTCGTGTTGCAGATACCGGATGTGGACACGTCAGAGACTGCACTGCTCCCCCCATGGAGTGAGTCATGAGCGAAAGAGCACGCAGAACCAATGTCAGAATGACATACAATAATAAAGACATCACCACCGACATATCAAAATTTATAGTCGGGTTTTCATATACTGATAATGCCACAGGCGCACTGGACACCATAGACCTGAAGGTGGAAGACTCTGAGAAGCTCTGGCAGTCGGCATGGTACCCGGGCAAGAACGCACTGGTTAAATGCTATATAGACCACGAGGAGAACGGCAAGGTTAAGACTCTGCCGTGCGGTTCCTATAGGCTGGATGAGCTGACTATGGACGGCCCGCCCGATGTTTTCAGCCTGAAGGGTATATCTGCCATAGACGAGACAGGTATACGTAGTACAAAGAAATCAAGAGCATGGCAGGACGTGACACTGAAAACTATCGCTGAACAGATAGCCGGTGAGCATGGCCTGCAGTTTTTCTGGCAGTCAGGTATGAATATGGGCGGTGACAGGTTTGACCAGAGGGACGAATCTGACCTGAAATATCTGGAACGTAAGCTGGATGATTTCGCACATTCGCTGAAGCTCGCAGAGGAAAAGCTGATAGTATACAGCGCCGAAGAGTGGGAGCAACGCCCCGCAAGCTTTACTCTATCCCGCTCTGACATAGATACATTCAGTTTCCGGTCAAAGACACATGATGTCTATACATCCTGTGTGATCAGCTATACCGACCCCGAAACAAAAGAGACACATTCCTATAATTATGCCCCTGAAAACGCCCCTGCCAATGGTCAGACTCTGAAGATCAACGGCCGTGTAAAGAATCAGGCGGACGCCGAGAAGAAAGCCAAGGCGGCACTGCACAAGAAAAACAAATTCGAAGTGACAGGCAGCCTTACACTGGTGGGGTCTCCTGATATAAGAGCGGCGTTCATCATACAACTGGACGGGTTCGGCGAGTTTTCCGGACGGTACATGATAGACAAGGTGACCCACTCCGTAGGAAGCGGCTACACCGTAGCTCTGGAGGTGCATAAATGCTGACAAAAACTGACGGGAATGTCCGTGAGCTGATAATGCTCATGCAGAATATAATTAAGGTGGGGAGAGTGGTCGACCTTGACCCTGTCCGCTGCACGGCGAAAGTGCAGTTTAGTGATGCTGACGAGATAGTCAGCTATGACCTGCCTTTGATAGTGACTAAGAGCGAGAAAGATAAGTTTTATCACATGCCGGACATAGACGAGCAGGTGATCTGCCTGTTTCTGCCTAACGGCATGGAGCAGGGATTTATCCTCGGCTCATTTTACAGCAAGGCGGACACACCGCCAATATCAGACCCTGACGTGCATATGACAAAATACTCTGACGGTACAACCATAAAGTATGACCGGAAGAATCATAAGCTGACTGCTGACGTGAAAGGCACAGCAGACATAAACACAGACGGCCAGACAACAGTCACCGCCCCAACGATAATTATCAACACAGAGCAGACCCACAACGGCAACATCTCTGTGAACGGCAATATTACTGTGAGCGGCAATATCGGAGTCGGCGGCAATGTAAGTATGTCCGGACTGATGACATCATCCGCTGCCACTGTGAACGGCATAGAGTTTAATACCCACAAGCATACCGGCATAGAGCCCGGTTCCGGCACATCGGATGGACCTACATCATGATCGGCTCATTCGGAACAGAAGTAATCTTTGAGGTGTCGGCAGACTATGTGCGGACATTTGACAGCTTTAAGCGTGACAGCTCTGCCAGATTGGCGAAGCATAAGCGCATTAACCTGCCTGACAAGACAGAGTTCCTGGGGCGTGAGCTGGACAAGGTCAGTTTTAACATGGTTTTCGCTGCTGGTTTTGGACTGAGCCCGAAAAAAGAGATAACCAAGCTGAGAGCCCTGTCGGATGACGGTGCGGTTCGCAGTCTGACCATAGCCGGAGACGTGCTGGGTAAGTTCATCATAACCGGACTATCCGAGCAGTGGAAAGAGATAGACAACCAGGGCAATCTGATAACAGCCGTGATCGCTGTTTCATTAGAGGAGTATATGGATGTATGAGACAGACCTTTCCGAGGTAAAGATTGACCTGAGCCCTGCCTCTGAGCGGGCAGAGATAGAGCAGAACCTGCGGATGATATTCGGAATCATCAAAGGCTCTGTTGTGCTGCTCCGTGAATTCGGACTGGACCCGTCAATAATAGACTCCCCCACCTCTATAGCCGCTGCACGTATCCGGGCGGCAATAGTAGAGGCTGCGGCCAAGTGGGAGCCGAGAGCGATTATAGATTCCATTACTTTCAGAGGCGACACAGAAACCCTGAATCCTATAGTGAGGTGGCACCATGCCTGAACTTAAACTAATAGACGTTGACCCTGAAGCTACATATAACGAGTTCGTGGCTGATTTTGAAAAGAGATCAGGACGCACCCTTTCACCATCTGACCCGATATGCCTGATGTTTCGCACGATGGCGGCCATGTCCAGCCAGATCGAGTCTAAAATGAACGACATGTTCAGCCAGAACTTTATCTCTACCGGCAGAGACTCATATCTGGACTTCTACGCAGACGAGCTGTGTGTGCGTCTGCCTGCGTCTCCGGCACTGACCACTATGCAGTTCACCCTGACAACAGAACTCAGTTTTGACTGCGTCATCCCCATGGGGACAAGATGCACTGCCGGCGGCAAGTATATCTTTGCCACTGACAGTGAGATTGTTATACCAGCCGGAGAGACAACCGGAACAGTGACCGCCACATGCACCACAGTGGGCGAGTTCGCAAACGGGCTAGTGCCCGGTCAGATAAAGACACTCGTGGATCCTCTGCCGTATGTTTCCGCCGTTGCCAATACGACGACATCAAACAGCGGAGCCGAGACTGAGTCGGACGAATCGTATAGGGAGCGGATAAGAATAGCTCCCGAGTCGCTTTCTGTTGCAGGTTCCGAAGGGGCATACAGGAGCCGTGTGCTAAACGCTCATCAAAACATCGTAGACGTTGCGATTATTAATCCATCTCCGGGTATTGTGAGAATCTACCCGCTTATGGAAGGTGCTGAGCTACCGTCAGAAGAGGTAAAAAACACAATTATGGAGGCTTGTTCCGACAAGACTGTTAGGCCTTTGACAGATTTAGTCGAAGTAGTAGACCCCGAGATAGTCAATTACAGCATCAGCTTTACATATTATATATCAGAGACATCAGAGTCTCTGCAGACGGTTATTGCTAGTCAAATAGAGGACGCTGTGGATGAGTTTATCACATGGCAGAAATCCAGGCTCGGGTACGGGATTAATACATCAAAGCTTATATGTATGGTCGTTACTGCCGGAGCGTCACGCGTTGATCTGACTGCATCTTCATACCCTAGTATAGGAGAATCTCAGGTGGCTGTCGCAACCGCTCAGAGCATAATATACGGCGGTGTCGAAAATGACTGATATGCTGACGCTGGATATAAAATCACTACTGCCAAAACTACTCCGTTCTGATGAAGACATAGCCATCATGTCTGACATATTCAGCTCGAAACTGACTGACATATATAACAGATCAAAAATGCTCAGCATACTCTCCACACTGGAACAACAGTCTGACGAGGTGCTGGCAGAGATAGCGTGGCAGAGGCATATAGAGGGCTACAGCATGGCTCTTTCTCGCACAGACAGAGAAAACATTATCCGCAAGGCTTTACTACTGCACATACGCAAAGGGACTGTCTGGTCACTTGAGACCGCGCTCACTTCGCTGGGTTACGAATCTAAAATGTCCGAGTGGTTCGAGTACGGTGGGGATCCTTACACTTTCAAAATAGACATCACAGCCGGGGACAGAGGGTTAACCGAGCAGGACTATGACGATTATATCAATATTGTAAACGCTCATAAGAATGTGAGATCAAGCTATGAAATAATTTTCCACTCAGAGGTGTCTACGCTATTCATGACAAAAGCACTGTGCATTGATATGGAGGAGGTTCGAGTTAACCCGCTTATTCCAAATACAGATGTTCACGAGAGTATGAATTATGGAATTGCAGTTAACGGTGATGAAATAATAACAGTTTACCCACAGGAGGTATAAAAGATGTCTTACTATACACTTTTAACTGACATCGGCAGAGCGAAGATAGCTCAGATGTTAGCCGGAGAACAGTTAAGTATCACAGAGATAGCCGTAGGTGACGGCGATTATAACCCTAATGGCACAGAAACAGAGCTTTTAAATGAAGTTTATCGTAGTGCTGTAAACACATTAAACGAAGATGAAGGGAATCCGTACTGGTATGTTGCTAAACTGGTTCTGCCGTCTGATGCGGGTGGGTTTTGGATCAGAGAGGCAGGAGTGTTTGATTCGGATGGTGATATGATCGCTATCTGCAAGTATCCGCCTACTTATAAACCAGATTTAACATCTGGAGCATCCAAAGGGCTGACATTGTCCATAGTCTTTGAAGTAGATAGAGCTGATTCGGTAACGCTACAGATTGACCCCTCTGTAGTCTTAGCAACCAGAGAATACGTTGATAAACGCCCTATACGTCACATCCATACACAGAATACTCCTCAGTTGATGTGGCAGATAGACCACAATCTAGACATCGACTACATTCCGCAGGTTGCCGCATATAGCGTGGATGCGGAAACTGTGTTTTCCGACTCATACTGTGGGGATGGCACATATGCAGGAGACGGTGCCGTCTGTGGTGCTACAGAGAGTGAGGCTGACGTTTACGAAGCTATTACTTATGAAAAAATCAGAAGGATAAACAACAACCGCATAGAGATCATATTCAGCAGTCCGGTGGATGGTGCTGCTGTTGTGCATATATAAAATAGAGAGGTGCGAAAATGAGAGGAGTTCCAAAACTTCTTAATACTAAGTCTGATGTAGAGCTTATGTATAACATGGCAATAGCCGGAGAGGCTGACAGGGAAACTGTTAAAAGCAGAATAGAGAATCTGCTAAGCGATGAGTATGAGTGGAGGTATAAGGCGACTGTCGACGAATCATACTCCCCAGAAGGAAATGAGAAAGTTATGACACAGGAAAACGGCGATGCGACCGAGTATGTCTGTTTCGAAATGGTAGAGAACACAAATTCTACGCTTAAAAAGATGGGACTAACAAGAACAGACGTAGAAAATATGATAACAGAACTGGAGGCATAAAATGAAAAGACTTTGGCTGAATGACCCAACATATCCCGTCGACGCTGCCTATCTTAGCAGGCAAGTTGAGATAAAACCAGGAGCTGGCAACAGGTATATATACGTAAATACCACAAAGAACGGTATTATCATAAAAGAAGGTACCATTATCCCTATCTTGTCTGCTGGCGAGTATAAAGCGTACATCTTTGATGCAGATACTGACATCACAACACTTGACTCCGGAGCGTTCACTCTTGGTACTGACTACTATGTCTACCTATGCGATGACGGCACAGCGGCCGGAGTAGTTCTCATATCTGCCAATAGCACCGCGCCCGTGGGTTATACAGCGGACAATAGCAGAAAAATAGGCGGATTCCACTATGGACGTATCAGGAACAGTCTCGTGACTTCCGACATCACCAACGGCGGAGTAGTCCCTAACTCTGTATGGGATCTGGCTCATAGACCGAAAAGCTCGCCTGAAGGAATGGTTTTCATTGATGCAGGGTTCTGGGTAGACATCTATCTGGCATCTGTAAATGAGGCTATAGCGTTCACAAACGGTAATGGCTCTCCTATATCATCCGGCTCTTGTAAGTCTGCATATAATACGACACCACTTACAGGCACAGAGGGGCTTTCTGGTTATAACTTTATAGAGCTTGCCATGCGCTCAAGCAAGCGGCTGCTCTCATATGGCGAATGGTGCCAGGCGGCATACGGGTCACCTCAAGGGCTAGATGGTTCAAATGATAATGCTTGGTCTGCGACAACAAATACGGCTCGTCAGACAACGGGCTATGTCCCCAATGCTATCAGCATGAATAACTGCATCGACTGTGTTGGGAATGTATGGGAATGGCTCGGGGACATGGCAAACAGAGAGTCGACAACTATCGCATTTGCGTATTACGACGTTATGCCTGATCAGGGCGCTGGGCAGATATATATGGCTTCCGAAACTGGGCTTAATATGTATCTCGCCGGCGGCGGTTGGAGCAACGGCGTGGCTTGTGGTTCCCGCACTCTGCATGCGAACTATCTGCCG